TTAAAATTAATGACACATCAGATATTTTACCCGGTGGTTCTAATATTGCTTTAGACCCAAGTAAATTAAGAATTGCAAATGAAGGTAATGTATATGCTATGAATAAAATGATTGAAGTTCCAAGTGAAGATTTATTTACATCAATTCCAGATAAAAAAACAAATAATATTATGACAAATGAAAAAATAGCAAATGATTGGACTACACTTTATCAAACAAGTAATGATCCTAAAAAAACTGAAAGAGCTTTAAAAGAAATAAATAAAAATTACACAGTTCCTAATGAAGCAAAAAATTCTATAGATAAAATAGTACCAATATTTGAGGGAGATAAAAATTTAAGTAAACAAGAATTAATAGAATATGCTAATGCTATTGGTCAAATAGAATCTGGATATAAAACTAAAATTCAAATAGGTGGTGGTCCAGCAAGATCATATTGGCAAGTAGAACCTACAACAGCTTTAGATTTATTAAATAATTCTTCTGCAATATTTGGACCAAAATTTGAATCAGTTTTTTCAATTAAATATGGAAAAAATTCAGTTAAATATTTATCTAAATTAAGTGAAAAAGAAATGTCTACACTATTAGAAACAGATAGTGATTTAGCAGTAGCTATGGCTTTGGGTGTAATTGTAAACAGAACAAAATAATATGAATCTAGGTTTTGGATTAAACATAAATGATACAGCACAAGAAAGTGGTTATGACCAATATAAATCAAGTTTATTTGAATCGTTAGGAGCAGTAGCTGCTGACAACTGGAATTTTAATCCCGGCTCATCTTTAGTTTTATGGTCTCAAAAAATTGATGCACAAATACAATCAACCAAACAAAATTTAGAAAAAGTTAATAGACAAAACTTAAATAAAGAATATGCAAAAATAGGTTTATTTTTTGAAGAAGATGAATATCAATCAGTTGTTGATATTATGGTTAAAGAAAAAAAAGAAGAAAGAGCAAGACAATCTATAATAGAGAGAGGTCCAGAAGGTTCTTGGAATCCTCTTAATAAAGGTTTTTATGTTGGTGCTGCAAAATTAACAACTGGATTAGCAGTAAGTATGGTAGACCCAATTAATATAGCAGCATCTTTTATTCCTGTATTTGGACAGGCTAGATTTGCTAGACTTGTTGCTAAACAAGGCTTTACAAAAGCAAGAGCAGTTAGAGGTGCAGTAGAAGGTATAGCTGGTGCTGCAATAGTTGAGCCTTTAGTATATGGGGTGGCTCAATCTGTACAAGCTGATTATGATTTATATGATAGTTTTTTAAACATTGGTTTTGGTGCAGTAATGGGTAGTGGACTTCATGTAGGTGCTGGTAAATTAAAAGATGCAAATACTCGTAGAAAATGGAACAACAGAATTACTGAAGGTAAAAAAATATTAGGTGATAATTCAGAAACAAAAGTAGATATAAATTTTTATAGAGAATACTATCCAGAAACTTCTGAAATTATGAGAGATTTAGAAGCAAGTGATCCTAGAACTAGATTGGCATTATTACAAAAAGCTATGGGAGATCAAATTTTAGATAATCCTACAGATGTAACTCATGTTGCTAATGGTGATCCTGTTCTTAGAGATTCACCAGATGCTAAACCAAATCCAGATGTTAATGCTAGACCAAAAACTTCATTAGATGAAATGGAATTAAATAATTTAGAACAAACTGTTATAGATAAAAATACAACAGAACAAATAGCTGATAATAATATATTAGAAAGTCAATTAGATGATCTTAAAAATAAACAAAAAGATTTAGATTTATCTTTTAGTAATGATGATGCAGCAGTAAAAGTTGCTTCAGATGAATTTAATGAAGTTAATACAAGATCAAAAGATTTAGATGCAATAATTAAAGACGCAATTAATTGCGTAAATGGAAGGTAATAATGTCTGACAAATGTTTATTAAGAGTAGAAAAATTATTAAAAGAATCTTCTATTAAATCTGCTAAAAAAGATGACATAATTAATTCAATTAAACTTGCTCAAGCACAAAAAAAATTAACCAGAATAGATGAAGTAAATATAGATTCTATAGCTAAAGATGTTGCTGAAGAAATTAAAATACAAAAAATAAAAAATAAAAAAAATGCTATTAATGATGAAATAAAAAACAGACAATTAACAGAGTTTGTTTTAAAAGAATTTCCAGATAATCCAGCGGAAGGATTAATTGCAATAATGGTTGGTTCAAACAGAAGAGTTACTGGAGCAAGGTCATCTGTTGCTGTATTGCAAAATGCTAGTGTCAATCAATTAATTGCAGGGTTTAATGCAAAATTAAGAAAAAATAATTTAGAACTTTTATTTAGAGATGGCTTACAAGGCATAACAGAAGCCGAAACTCAAAGAAGAGTAACAAGAACTATGGCTGAATTAAATCAACAACAAACTGTAACAGAACAAAGGCTTGGACAAAAACCTAGAGTAACAGAAAAAAATAAAGACATAATAAAATTAGCAGAAATTATGGAAGAATATTCTGAAATGATTAGACAAAAATTAAATGACAGAGGAGCAAACATTGCAAAAATTTGGGGTTACATTGTTAAACAATCACATGATCCTTATAGTGTTAGAAATGCAGCTAATGTATTAGGTAAAAATTTAGATGATGTAGAAGGTAGTTCTAATTATAATAAAAATTTTAAAGTATGGAAAGATTTTGTTATGCAAAAATTAGATGCAGATAGAACTTTTGCAAATACAAATAATGTTGATGAATTTATGATAGAAGCATTTAATTCGTTAATTGGTAATAAATATTTAATAGCTGATGGAGCTAACAATTCTTATGGTGGTAAAACATCCAAAGATATAGCAAAAGGCTCTAATGTTAAAAGAGTATTACATTTTAAAACTCCGGATGATTGGTTTGATTATAATGATAAATTTGGAGTAGGTAATTTAAAAGAATCATTTTTTTCTGGAATACAAACTGCAGGAAGAAACATTGGTATGATGGATGGTTTAGGAACAAAACCATTAGACAATTTTGAAAAAATTAGATTTGCAGTTAGAAAAAGTTTAGCAAAACAAGAAAAAGATATTTCTAATATAGCAAGTTATACTCAGTTTGATAAATTTATGAAAGTTATAGATGGCTCTATATATACTGTTGAAGGATTTGGTTTGGCAAGATATTCAGCTATTGCAAGAGCTATTGCATCTATGGCAAAACTAGGTGGAGCAACAATTTCAGCAGCAGCAGATGTTGGTATTTATGGATCAGAAATGAGGTTTCAAGGTAGATCATTTTTAGGTGGTATGGCTGAAGCTATGGGAAGTTTATTAAAAATAAAAAATACAAAACAAAAAAAAGATATAGCACAAATGTTAGGCTTTATTGTTGATAATACTATTTATGATATGTCTGCTAGACACCAAGTAGGAGATAATTTAAGTAAAGGTTGGTCAAGTACACAAAGAACTTTTTTTAAATATAATGCGTTAGCTTGGTGGACTAATACTTTAAAAGAAGGTTCTATGTTGGGAATGGCTAATTACTTTGCCAGACAAAAAAATTTAGAATTTGGAAAATTAAATAAACAGTTACAAGAATTATTTAGTATGTATGATATTGATGCAACTAAATGGGATGTAATTAGAAAAACAGCAATGGAAAAAGCTGATGATGGAATGGAATTTATTAACATTGGTATGTTGGATCAAATAACAAATGCTGATATGAAAAAAATATTAAATTTAGATAAAGTAACAGAGTCACAATTAAGAATAGAAAAAGATAAATTTAAAGCATCTGTATCTGGAATGTTATTAGATAGATCAATTTATGCAGTAATTGAACCAGATGCTAGATTAAAAGGAAACATGACAAGAGGAATGTTGGCTGGTACTCCAGAAGGTGAAGCCATAAGATTTATGGGTCAATTTAAAGCATTTCCATTTGCAATTATGACAAAAGTTTTAGGTAGAGAACTTTCTTATTTTAAAGGACCAAATGTTACTAAAGCAGATATGGGTAGAGGATTTGTTGGAATAGTTGCTTTAATGGTAACTCAAGGATTTTTAGGATATGTATCAATGACATTAAAAGATTTATTAAAAGGTAGAGGACCAAGAGACCCTAATAATTTTAAAACTATAATGGCTTCATTTTTACAGGGTGGTGGATTAGGTATTTATGGTGATGTTTTATTTAAAGAAGTTAGAGGTTCGGCAGATATTGCATCAGCACTAGCAGGACCAGTTCCTTTAACTGCGTTTGATATTATGGCTGCTATTAACTATGGTATTCGTGGAGAAGGTGGTAAAGCAGGAAAAGCTGCTTATAGAACTGTAAGTGCAAACATACCTTTTTTAAATTTATTTTATATTAAGGCAGCATTTGATTATATGATAGGGTTTCAAATTATGGAAACTATGAATCCGGGTGTCTTAAAAAGAGTAGAAAAAAGAATGAAAAAAGACTATAACCAAGAATATTTATTTACAAAACCATCTAAAAAGAATAAAGGTTTTTAAGTTATGACAGTTTCAACAACAATTATTAAGAGTTTTGGCACAGGGGATGGTAGTACATCTGTATTTGCTTATCAATTTAAAATTATTGAAAATTCTGATCTTCAAGTATTTATTAGAACAAACTCTACAGGTGCTGAATCAGCGGCAAAACAATTAGGAACAGACTATTCAATGACAGGAGCAGGTGTTGCAACAGGTGGAAGTGTTACTT